CTTTTATCTGATCTAATTTCGCATTAAGTCCTTTCATACCTTCCCCAATTCTTTCTACCAACTTCGCCCCACCAGGTATTTTATTTAAAAGCCAAACAACGCCATCTTTAAGCGCTCCTAAAATAAAGCCTACTATTAAATTGAAAGTAAAGAAAATACCTTGAACTAATTTCAAAATAGCTGTCAAAGCATAAACAATTGGAGTGAAAATAATTCCAAGAGATGTACCAGCAGCAGCCAAGAACCCATTCCATGATTCTTGTAAGGCTGCTACACCAGTAGAAATATCTCTATTAAGTTCTCCTGCACCACCAGTTGTCCAGAAAACTTGTTTATCGAGAGCTTTTTGCGCCCCTTCATAATCTCCAATTCTCTTTAACTTCCGTATTTGAAGTTCTAATTGAGCGTTAACACGAATACCTGATTGTTCTAAGGCATCTAAATTTAAAGTTTGAGTTGCATTGCCGATTTCAACAACTCGATTATGTACTGCTTCTAATTGCGCCCCAATAGCACTACCAATAATCTGGGTTCCAAAGCCCCCCATTCCCATCGCATTTCCTATAACTGATCCACCTACACCACCAGCAACAGACCCAAGTCCTCCACCAAATAACATGGGGAAACCAGCCCCAAGCATTAAGCTCTCTGCATCTTTTCCACCTAATCTATTTATACCCATCTTCTTACCCATCAACCTGATTCTTGCGCCTGATCTTCTCTCTCTTCTTGCCTGATCCGTAAACATATTATTTATCTGTTTCTGCTGTTTATTAATTGCCCTATCTCTTACTGTGTTTTGTGTTTTCAGCTCCTTAGTTATTAATCTTTCACCTGTTAATCTCTCTTTCCCTTGTTGAACTAAACGCTTATTTTTCCTTTCAAGAGATTTTGCAGCAGCTAATTTCGTTTGTGTATCTGAGTCCCAAGTAGCAAAACCACTTGCTTCTCTTCCTCTTGCACTTGCTCTTACATTACTCTTAACTCTTTTTAATTGATTTGCTGTTTTCTCGGCAGCAATCCCAAGTTTCTGCATAGCATCTTTGGAAATCTGCAATTCCTTGCTGATTTGATTTATAGCTGCGTTGTTTTTCCCAAACTTAAAGAAAGAAGCAGTCGTCTTCTTAGCTGCTCTTTCTACACCAATTAATTTCTCAATTGCACTTTTTATTCCTTTATTTCCAAAAGCTACCCACGCAACACCTAATGCAGCAACGAAAGCAGGATTCATTACATTTGCCGCTGCTACTCCTTTTGCCGCAACAGCAGCAGCTTTAAATCCAGTTGTTAATTTACCAAGACCTGCGGCTGTTCCTCCAAACCCTGCTTTACCTAAACCCCACTTCATACTTCCTGCCGCTAAATTCCCAGCACTCCCCAGAGCTTGCCCAACCCCTGTATTCGCAAACATCCCCAAGCCTGCGGTTGCACCCAATCCTCCAGCAAGCAAGCCTCTTCTTTCCATCCCTCTTCCAGGTCTTGCTGCTTGAACGGCTTTTCCTCCTACATTCGCTGCTAATCCCCTTAATTTTTCACCTAAAGTTACAGATTTCTGTTCTTTCTCATTAACTTTACCCATTATTCGATCTCTTTCCTTCAATTCAGCATTGATAGTGTTTTGAATATTTTTTACTCTTGCTGAAGCAACCTTATATTTCTCATTTGTAGTCAACATCCGATCTTGGATGCCTTGTGCTTCTGCTAATAAATCCCTTAAACCTTCTAATCCTCCTGCTTGTCCTGCTGCTGCTGTAAGACTTGAAGTTGGAGTCCTACTCTGCTCACTCATTATAATTTGATCCATCACCCGCTTCCTTGCCATCAATTCAGCAGTCAAAGCTTTTTCAACTGCTCTAACTTGTTCTGATTGCGCTACATATCCTCTATTAGTTGAAATTAATCTCGCTTGAGCTGCTGTAACTTGATCTAATAATTTCTGAAGACCAATTAAACCACCACCTTTGGCAGACTGAATCCGATCAAATATTGTTAGTTCACCTTTAGGTGCTTTAACTTGCGTAACAAATTGACGAACAGCTTTCTCTGCCTTTTTTACTTTGTCAACAAATCCCGTCAGATTCCTCTTAACATCAAAAATTTTAGAACCAAATAGCGTATATGCACCAACACCAGCTATTACTGCACCTGCCAAAGCTGGATGTGCAGCGGCAAGACCTAAAATATGAGTTTTCAACGCTAATACTTTCTTAGTCGTCAGATCTGCAAGACTTGTCCATGCGCCAAATGGACCTTTTGCTTGCCTTAATGCTTTATCAACAAGACCAGCAGAATGAGCAAGTGCAACAGCACCTATGCTCAATTTCGCAATAGTACCTCTTGTCTTCTCTGATGCTTTTCTAACAGTATTAGAGGCTGCTTCAAATTTCTTAAAACTTGATGCTGCTTTCTCTGCACCTTTAGCAACTTGATTGAATCCTTTTCCTCCTTTCCCACCTATCGCATCTAACTTCTTTTCTATCCTGTCTAAACTTTTAAATAAACGCTCAGTGGCCTGTCGGATTGCACCATCCTTAACCTTAAAATCTATTAACTTGGTATAACCTTGAGCCACCCTTTACACTTTTAAAAGGAACTTCTTACACTTTACCTTGTTTGCGTTCGACTAGCAGCACCTCTTTGCGCTGCTTCTCTATCTTTTTCTATTTCTTCATTCTGTAAAGCAAAAAACGCAGCCCAATTAAGCATCTCTTCTCTTGTCAACGTCTGGGTTAATTCCGATACTGTCTTGCCTAATTCTTTTGCTAAAGAATAAACAAAACTGATCTCTCCATTAGCTTTTCATCTCTGCTTTAGCATCTTCTACCTCCTTGTCCGTTCCAGACTCAAGCATTGCTAATTGAATCTCTTGTAAGACAGCAGCCTCAACTTCTCTTCTTAAAGCAGCTTTGTCTCCATCTTGAAAAAGCCTTACTCCATCTTTATCTAAAGCTTTTTGAATCATTAATGCTAAGGCAAACTCATTTGCATCTTCCGTCTTTCCAGTTTTCTTCTGGATAGACTCCCTCTCAGCAATAGTTAAAGGATTCCAGTAAACAGTAAGGATTGACTCCCCATTCTTTACTACTTCGTGCTGATAAAGCTGACTAACCCCAAAGTTATTGCGGAGCAGTTCAATGGCTTTTGACATAAATAGATCTGTTTTCTACAATAATATTATACTAGGCATTTGCTGAAAACTGACAAGTGATGACTCCCATAGCATGAGATTCCTCGTCTGATTCAAAAACACTAGGCCCAGCAACATCTAAAGTTCTAGGTTTACAACTAAAAGTATCTGTATAGTTTGAAGCATTTACAGCAGTCATTCCATCAATAACTGATTCACTAATTGCTGCTAAAACTGCACTACCTTTCGATTTCGGAACGTAAATATTGCATTGTATAAATCCAGTATAAAAATCACTCGCTGCACCTTGATTCTGAACTGTTGCTTGTCCAAAATTAACCCCTAAAATCATATATTTGACTGTCTTACCTGGAGTTGTATAAGGAACATTGTCATAGAGAATTTTCACTGTATTATCAGCAGCCGCAACTGCATCAGTAATTGCTTTCTCAAAAGCAGCTCTCGCATTTACAAGTGTCATTATTAAGAACCTTGGGTGGATGTATAGCCAGTTCTAGGTGTAAAGCCTGGCTCACTCTTAGTTCTCAATCTACCGAAGAAAGCTCCACCTTCTACTCCTGCACCAATTTTGATACTTGCTTTACGATCTGTCATTATTTCATCAATTCTTTGATTTATAGAAGTAGTCCCTCCTCCTCCTCCAGACAAATAAGCAACTAATCTTGATTTTGGAGACATAAGAGCATAAGACGAATACTTAGCTGCATTTCCTATAAAAACTCTATTTTTTAATGAAAATTCAGGGACCGAATGTCTTTGCTTAATTAATGGACTTTGCCCAGACGCTAAAACAGTCTTAGTTTTACTTCCTATCTTGATAGTTTTCGTTCTATTTTTAATTCGCTCCCACTCAGTACCCCTAACATTCTCAGTTTTGCTAATAGCACTTGTCCCTGCCTTCCAATTAGAAGCAAAGAAACCTGTTAAAACAGGACTATAACCACCTTTTGCAGCATCACTCGTTAAATCAGCAACAGTAGCCTTAATTAATAAATTAAAATCAGCCTCAATTTCGGCATATAAATCTGATTCAAGATCTTCAATTGGTCTTTCTTTTGCACTTAAAGCAGCTTGTAATTCTCCATAACTCTGCTTAGATTTCCTCCGTCTAGCTCTTCTTCGTGCCATTTAGAACCTCACTTGAATCGTATGTAAGTAAACTTGCCCACCTTTTTTAGTATCTATATCAATAATTTGAGCTACTTTATTCCCTCCTGCATAACTCAAAGTAATCTCATCTTGAAGAGTAGGTTGATTCCCTCCAATCAAATCAGGAGTTATATATAATTTTGCCCTCCTTAATTCACGATCATCATCTTCCTCTGATTGAATAAATTCAATAGGAACTTTTATAGAAGCGTAATTCGTATCAGTAGTAGTTAAAGCACCTGTAGAAGTGTTGTAACTAGGAGAAGCTTTCCTTGTATAAGTAATAGTTGTATCTAAAGCCGAACCAAGGTCAGCAACGACTTGTTTCGCTACGTCTTTAAATAAACTGTCTAATGCTCCTGCCATAATTAACCTCTAACTGTTCTTACTTGATAGCTACCAGAACCACCAAGACAATAAGCACCAAGGTAACTTTGTAACCAAGGATAAACATCAAAGACGTTGTTAATCGTTCCAACACCTTGACTATCAGTGTTGTACTTAACTTCAATTTCTCCTAATTTAACCTGTTCATAAGTTCCATCAGTTCCTTTATTTCCTGTAATAGCGTCAGTTTCATTTGCCAATGCTCTAGCCAATTCGTACTGTGCATACTTAATGCTTTTTGGTATGGCTGTGCATGCCAATTCAACATTGTCGACCTCGTAATTGTTTCGGGGCCATTTGAGAGCTTGTTCTTCTTCACATCTATCACCGTAATAATTGAGACTATCTATCCATCGG